GGGCCACCTGTGTACCGCCCGTGCCGGTCGGGATGCGAGCAATCGCCAGAGTGCCTGTAGCAATGTTGTTGGCGTTGGTAGCGTCCACGTTCGGCACGTTTCCGAGGCCGATGGTGGACTTGTCCAACGTCTGCCAGGACTTGTCTCCACGCCAGTACTGAGAGGTCGTACCCGCAATAATAGTAGGCTCGTAAGAACCCGCTGGCTGGTACACGCCCGTGTGGGTGTGGTTGCCCAGAGCAACGGTTGTACCAGTGGTTCCTGTCGGAATCTGTGCCAGAGGCAGCAGGCCGGTAGTGATGTTGTTGGCCCCGAGAATAATGTCTGTTCCGGAGATACCGTTAACGGAATGGATACCTCCCGTGAGGTTGACCTTCGGGGAGCCCCAACCACCAGCAGTTTTCTGGTACAGGTCACCAATAGTCGCCCCTGTGTTTACCAGGTACAGGTCGCCAACCGTTCCCGTGGCAGGGTTCGGTGGGGCAGCGCCCGAGTATACCTGCGGAGTGTATCCGGTTGGTCCAGTGGTGGACTCAACGAGGTATTGGGTGAGAGCCGTCTCAATCTCGGTAATGTTGGGAGAGGTTACTCGAATTTCTTGCTGAGTACCGGCGACCACATTGATTTCGGTACCACTGGCTGCCACCTCAACGACAGTAGCCGCACCGTTCACATTCTGAATAGTAATGGGATTCGGTGCGGCTGTCTCGATTACTTGAACTGTCGAGGGAAGTTCGACTACGATTTCGTCAGCCATTATAGGCTCATTCTACCGGGCAAAAGGCTTAGACGCAACTACAGCCACATGGTAACAGACTTGTTGATGGTAATGGTACCCTCAAGAATCTTGGTCTGCTTGTTGGCTCCGGAACGAAGAAACATGTCGTAGGTGAAAATGTTCTGCTTGGGGTTGGCGGTGATGTACTTGAACAGTGCACCGCCTGGGAGTGTCATGGCACGGGTCAGGGTGATAACGATACCGCCCACCGCGTCCATCGTGACCTCGAAGGTGTTGTCTGCCTGCGCGCCACTGATAAACGGGTCGGTGTCGGTAATGGCCTCGTCGTTGAGAACACTGACGACAGAGCCGTCAGCAGCGACGATATCCATTCGAAACTTGTATCCGGTCAGGTCAACGGGGACAGTTGCCCCCTCGGGACCTGCCTTGTACACGAGCGAAATGGTAAGGTCGTCGCCTTGTTCCCATTCGTAATCCATAGAAGCGGCCATGATAGGATTATATCATTGGCCGCTTTCTATGACAAACTCAGCCGTAGAACTCCTGCACCTCAGAAGGAAGTGCCTGGCGGAAACCTGGCTCGTGGGTGAGCACGTACTCAACGTCCTGGCTGTCAACCAGAGCGTACGGGTGCTTCTTGGTGAACGTGTACCTTAGTACGTCGTAGCGCTCGTTCTCACGCGGCGGAACCATCTTTACCAGGTACTTCTGGTTTGGTGCGACAGCCGGTGGCTGCGCGGTGATGATTTGTACCGGCTGGTCGTCAGCCTGCATGTCGGTGACGGTAACAGCGCCGCCCTTGGATACCTCGACCTCACGCTCTACGAGTACCGGCTCAACAGAGTCGGCCTCGTCCAGAGTGTTCTCGATGTTGTATCCGTAGCGTTCTGCGTAGTCCTCCCAGAATACGCCGCCTTCTTCGAGGGCCGCGATGACCTTCTTCAGAGAGTCGGTGGGCTTAACGTCTACTGCCCAATCCTCTAGGGCCTGGGTGCGGAGAATGTTCGGGTCGATGTCCTCAAAACCCTTGGGTGTTTCAGTCATTGTTGCTCCTTGTGTAGTCATATAACTCATTGTAGCATACTTTTTGTCAAAAAGCATAGGGCCGGTACCCCGAAGGGTACCGGCCTGCTGCTTATGGGAAGTTCACTCACGTGGTGTACGAAACGTTCTTCACAACAACCGAGGCTGCTGGGTTTTCTACGTTTGCTCCTACACGGGTGTATAGGGTGTACTCAATGGTGTCCTTCTTTGGCTTGAACTCGCGGAAAACCTGAATCTGGCGACGTACGCCCCAGATGAGGTTGTTCGGGTCAACCAACCACACGTCAGAACCAACACCGGCCTGGTTACCCGCCGAAGCGGAGTTCGTGTCGGTGATGTTGTACTCAGGGAATAGTGGAACCTCCTGAGCACGGATGCCGTACGGAGCCGTTGGGGACCAACCGAAGTTCGGTCCTGGGTTCGCGTTCGGGTCCTGGGTGTTGACGTTGGTCTGCTCAGGGAATCCATGCTGGTCCATCAACTGCTCACGGAACATGTAGTCCTGTAGTAGACCGGTGGCGGTGAAGAACCTTAGCGCTCCACGGCGTCCCATGTACTTACGAGGCATTGCACGCAATGCCGAGTTGAAAGTACCACGGTGCAACTTACCTGCACCCGTGCCGTCAGGCAGGGTGAGCGATGCAGCGTTTAGGACGGTACCGCCGTAGAACAGACGCTTCCTCCAACCATCGAATCCCTTCAACAGAGCGTCACCGCTGTGTCCATTGGTGTCTCCGTTGATTGCCAAATCCTCTAGGTCGTTAGCGGCCTGGGTAGCCATTAGACGTGCGATGTGGTCCTCAAGGGCGTCGCCCTCTAGTCCGTCCTCTAGGGACTCGCTGGACAACTCCCAATCCATGCGGAACTTGACCGTACCAAGGGAGACCTTGGTGAATGCGACGGCTGCGTTTACTCCGTCGTCAACGGCTTCGGTTGCTACACGAACTAGGCGCTCGCCAATAGCCATACGGTCCAACTCCAACTCGTTTGCACGCATAGAAATCGTGCGTACCTGCGAACCAAGAGTCGTTGCGTCCCACATGTAGTCGATGAACTGACCACTCTGCTGTGGGGAAAGCAAGCCGCCACCGTTGGTGGAGTCTGCTCCAATGCTGCTGGTCGAAATGACCTTCTCTAGCAATTCGTTACTCATATATTTTTCACCTCCTGATGATTTGGATTTTGTTGCGGTTTCGACAGAAAACTTATAGGTCGTTGACGGAGAAGTAACTAGACTTCCCTGAGAAAGCGCCTGGTGACCAAATGCCCTTCTGTACAGTGTTATCCGTGGCCTCTTCATCGAGGTCTCCGGACTTCCTAACGGCATCGGAAGAATTCATCTTCTCAAGACGTGCCTCGAACTCTGCGAGACGGTTCTTCGATACCTCCAACTTTTCACCGAACTCATTCCACTTCTCTTCGAGTTCGGAAGTCTTTGTGATGAGTGGCTCCAACTGCTCCTCAACAAACTTCTTGAGTCCTTCTACCTGCTCGTTGAACTCGCCCTTGGTATCGGTTAGCGAGTCCTGAACAGCCTTGTGGAGTTCATCAATCTTCTTGGAAATCTCATCGGTCTCATCGACGGTCTCTTCTGGGGCAACGGCCTCTTCGACCTCTACCTCTTCGGGACCTTCGACTTCTTCGACTACGGCAGTCTCTTCCTCAACCTCTTCCGGCTGTACCGGCTCAGTCTCGGTCTCTTCTACCTCTGGATTTTCTGTTCCCATATCTACACCTCCTTCGTCAGAAATTGGTGCGGCCTCCTTTGCAAGAGGGTTGCGGAACTTGGAAACAATCTCGTCAACCTTTTCTGCACGGTCTGGTCCTTCCTCGAACCAGCCAGCCACGTCCATCTTGGTACCGCACTGTGGGCAGTCATTACTCTCGGCTGCCTTAATCGCAACGGTGTCGTCCTTGGTGCAGACGAACACGTTCTCGATAACAGTCTCGACGGCCATGCCCTTGACGGTCATGCCAGTGTCGGACTTCTGGAAGGAGACGATGTTTGCCAACTGGTTTGCCGGGTTGTCAACCAGGGACAGTTCAACTAGGTTGTAGTCCTTGATGAGCCTGACATTGGTACCGGCGTCCTTGTTGAACTCGTTGTCGGAGTCAATAACGTCGCCGCCGATGGAGAAACCTGACAGGGTGCCGTCAAGCACCTTCTCCCAGGTGTCCTGTGCGCCCTTGGAAACACGTGCCGTGACGTAGATGCCGCGATAAAACTTCTTGGTTGCCTCGTCGTAGTATTCGTCCTCACGGAAATCGACCATGCGGCCAACCGCTAGCGGCTGGTGCATTTCACGAATGTTTCCACGGGCACGCTTGAACGCCTTGGCAGAAGCCTCTGCCAGAACGATGTCTCCCTGAGTGTCTACGTTGTCGAGGGTTGCGAAACCGGAGACGAGACGCTTGTTCTCATCTACCTTGGCAAAAGGCATCGACAGTGTGATGTGGTTTCCATCAACTGTCATCTGGCTCTTGGCGATTCCGCTCATGGTGATAATCATAGCCGCAAACAAGTTTTAATGCAAAATTCTGCACAAATCTAGTAGACTATGGGTTGAGAATATCGTCTGCGTCCTTGTGGTCCTTGAAGTTAACCTTGATATTGACGTAGATGAACGCACCGTAGACGGCCAAGATTGCTGCGGTGATACCGCCCGTGTTCTGCCAGTCTCCCATGAAGTACAAGACGCTAATCATGAACCAGTGCCAACCGGCTGTCGCCGCTCCGATGGTCAGCGGTCGGTAGTGTCTCTTGATTGCCCCATAGGTGATGATGCATCCGCACACGACAGCAATGGTTCCCCAGAAGTACTCGGAGGGGATGAGGTCTGGCGGAACGCGCGCCAAAGCGTCATAGATGGGTGCCTGCGTGAACACGGTCCAAAAGGGGTTGGCGACCCAAAGGCCCCACAGGACCGTATAAATGCCGAGAAGCACTACCGCTGCCGGGTTAATCGGGAGCAATAGTGCTTTCGTTAGTTTTAGAGGTGCCTCTCTAAGTGTCATCACTAGTTATCACGGAGTTGTCCTTCCCTCGCCCTTAGGGTTTCTAGCGCCGCCGCCTGGGGCAGAGTCAGTGCGGTTGGCTGAGCGTACCGCGTCGCGTTCACGCTGTGCCGCTTCGTCTGATGCTGCCTTCTGCTTGGTGGCTGCCATAGGGTCAACTCTCTCATTACCGCCCTTGATGCCTCCGAGGCCCTTCTTTGCACGGACCTCGTTCGCAACGATTACGCCTTGCTTGAGGTAACGCTCATCAATCTGCGACTGAGTGTTCTCGTCCGTCAGACTCATTTCGTTCAACTTAATTTCGAGTGCGTCTGTAAGTTCTCGGATGAGACGGTTGACCTTCTTCTCGAAAATCTTCTGCTCGGGCTCGCATACCTGCTCCTTGAATGTCTTGTCGGCATCCTTGGCTACTGCCAGGGAGGCTCCCTCCGACACAGACACCTTCGTTACCGGTACGCGGTGCACCATCAGGATATCAGCAAGATTCGCCTTGCGATAGTTATTGAACGAGGAATCCTGAACACCAGCCTCAATGGCTTGTAGCGACAGTTCCACCTTGTTCTCTGGTGTGTCAGACGG